TACTGACAAAGGTAAAAATTTTTTACAACGATTATTAAATACAGGAAAAACTTTTTTCTGTATAGATGAAAGTACAACGATTAAACATAGAACTGCTAGAAGAACTAAAGCAGTTTTAAAACTAGGTCGTATGGCTAAGTATAGAAGAATACTTACAGGGACACCAGTGACCCAAGGTCCTTTAGACTTATGGTCACAAGTTAATTTTCTTGATGAATATATTTTACAATCTAGTTTCTATGCATATCGAAATGCTTATTGTGTACTTCGTAGAAGACGTACATCAACTCATAGTTTTGATGAAATAGTAAGCTATCAAAGATTAGATGAATTACAAGATACTCTAAAGCCATATAGTTTTAGAGTAACTAAAGAAGAATGCTTAGATTTACCACCTAAACTACGCCAAAAGAGAGAAATAGAGCTTAACGTGAACCAGAAGCGATTATATCACACACTTAGAAAACGTGCTATAGTAGAACTAGAACAGTCTAAATTAGTGACAGCACCTCTTATAATCACGAGAATATTGAGATTACAACAGATATTATGTGGATTTGTTAAATATGACGATGGAAGAGAAGAAGTCATAGAAGGTACTAATCCTAGATTAGAAGAATTAATGAACGTACTAGAAGAATGTACTGGCGGAGTAATTATATGGGCTACATTTAGAAGAACGATTGAAATGATTTATGATGCTCTAGCTAAGAAGTATGGTGCTAGTAACGTTGCTACATATTATGGTGAAACTGAATCTGAATTAAGACAAGAAATAGTTACCAAGTTTCAAGCAGGTGAAATTAAATACTTTATAGGCCAACCTAGAACTGGAGGTTATGGTCTAACTTTAACTAATGCTAAAACTGTTATTTATTTTAATAATACATATGACATGGAAGTTAGATTACAGTCTGAAGATAGAGCACATAGAATTGGTCAAAAAGATAAAGTTACATATATAGATTTTGTAGTACCAGGAAGTATAGATGAAAAGATACTTAAAACTTTAGATACTAAAAAGAAACTTGCTGATCAAATAACAGGTGATAATTGGAAAGAATTATTTAGTTAGCAGGTCCACCAAAAAAAGCGAGGAGACAGATAAGAATAATAAGTATAGCTGTAAATCTGTAATCCACTTGGCAGTCTCCATATTATTTCTTTTTAATTATATCGGCACCTTTCAAACCGTAGATTGCTGATACCACTCCAATAAATAAAGCTTGATACCAAAATGGCATGTTGCTAAAGTATTCAAAGAATGTGTCTAATTTAGTACGAATTTCTGGATCGTCAGAAAAGATAGACCACACCAATATAATAACAGGAGCGGATACCAAAAGAAGGACAAATTCATCCTTCCAGCCTTTATCATTAGACGCAATAATTTCCTTTTTATATTCAATTTCGCCTTTCGCCAGTCGTTCAGCATGCAATCGCTCAGCGTCTGACATTAACATTTTAGTTTGTTGTCTGTTCTTATAAATATGCGATCCAGCTTTGAATAGCATACTTGCTGCATTTAACCACATTTTATGTCCTCCTTGTGTAACCATTCTTTAAGAGGAAAACCTGGGCAATTAGGTTTATTCTCTTGAACGTCACTGTGTCCAACGATTTCTTTTATATATGGATATTTTTTTAATAACATCTCTATCGTATCTTTTAAAGTAAAAAATTGTTCTAAAGTAAAATTATTTTCTGGTCCATTATCTTCAGCCATACCACCTACTAAACAGATACCTATACTTCTAGAATTAACAGCTGGAGCGTGTGCTCCTTTATAACCAATAGGTCTAGCTATTTCTAATTTACCATTACGTCTAATAATAAAATGGTAACCAACATCGTCCCAACCATTTTGATCCACGTGCCACTTTCTAATTTCATCGTAACCAATATCCATTGTAGCTTTAGTTGCAGCACAATGAATAACAATCATATCAGTATTAGTTCTTAACTCCATGTAACACCTCTTTTTTCTACTATTCTACACTTTTTTTGTTCTAAATCTACTTTAATTATTTCAATATTTTTATTTTTAATTCTAGGTACTCTAGATATAGAGCTTCCATCTTTTCTTTTATTTTCTACTTTAACATCAAATAATCTAGTTTTAAATGTTACAGGGTCTACTGCAACTAAGTCTACAGCTGATTGCGTTTGACAACCTTTAAATACAAAAAAATTATTTTCTTGTAACCAACAGACTGCTAAATTTTCTGCGTAACAACCTTTATTTTTTTTAATCACCTTGTAGTTCTTTCTCTTTTTTAATCTTCTTCAACTGTTCTTTAGTTTTTTTCTTTTCATTAGTTTCAGGAGAAGTTTCTAAAAATTTAAGTATTTTATCCAAACCTGTTGATACTTGTTCACCATAAGGTATATTTTCACCTGCAGCGGTAATAAACTCCGGTACAGCTGTTAATGGACTTTCAGGAAGACCAGCATCTTCTAATCCAGGATAACTTTGAGCTTGACTTGTGCCAGTTGCTGCAACAGTTCCAGTATAAAATCTTTGTAATGGACCAGCATCATAAGTATCAAAACCATCAAATTTTTTAAATTGTGTTATAAATTTTTTATCATTTAAAGCAGGAGCATATTTAAAAGCATAAGTTTTTTTAAATTTTTCTACAAATAAATCATAATCTAAAAATTCTTTTCCTAATTTATTATCAAGTGCATTAGATAGTCTAATTAAATTTCTCATTATTACATTTTGGTGAGATAGAGGTCCGTAAACAACTTGAAAAGCAGCTGTTCTTACTTTTTCTTGTTGAGCTTCAGTCATTTCTTTTCCTAAATATCTAGATGTTTTTTGCATAAAAGATAATGATGCTGCAATTGTTTTCATATTTTTAAGTGCATCATCTCCAAATACATTTACAAAAACTTGTTCATTTTTAATATCTCCTAAATACTTTAATAATTTGTTACCATCAAGTGTCTCTCTACCTAATAAAGGACTCACTGAATTAACATTATCAAATATAGTTTTTAAATAATAACTTTTTACTTGATTAGCTTGAGTAGGTCCTATCTTACTAAAAAATCCTTTAACTTGATTAGGTTTAAGTTTAGGATCAAATAAAGCTGTTGCTATATTAGCTGGAGTTATATTTGTAATATCTAAATTTTTTAAAGTAGGAAATACATTTTTTGCTGCTTGATTCATTGATAAAGTTCTATTAACTATTTTTTCCACAGCTGCTCTTGCATTAATTACACTGTTAAAAGTAGTCATTTCTTTAGGATCAAATATTTGAGCATAAGCATTCTCATATTGAGATAACCATTTTTTCAATGGTACACCATTACCACCTCTATTAACTGGAGTTACATCTCTTATAAATCTATCTAACATAATAGATTTTAATTCGTCCATTCTACCTTTAGTTAATCCACCTGTTGCAGAAGATTTTATATATCTTAATGCTGCAAGCTGTTCTTGTGAATTACCAAATAAAACTGGAAATTGATCAGGTGCTGTAAGAGCTTTATTTTTAGCAACTGGTCCTCTTACACCTTTAAGATTATTAATTACTTTACCTAATACATCTTGTCTTAAAATAGAATTAGCTTTAGTAAATTCAAATAAATTTTTAGTAATTAATTGTTGTTGATCATCTGGTAATTTTTTAATTACTTCTGATCGTGCTGCTCTTAAAGATGTTTCAACTTTAGTAAGCACTTGATCCAAATCTGGATATTTACCTTTTAAAAATTCTAAATTATTAAGTGTATCTTCTACTTCTAAATAACTTAATTCATTTTTAGTTTTTAATTTAACTTTTAAATTTTTAAGTAAATTTCTTGATGCATATAAATCTTGCAAATCATTATCTGCAACTTTTAATATTTTAGAATTATTAATAGTTTTATTTAATCCATTTATACTTTCATCAAATATTTTAGATGGCGAAACAAAACCTTTATTAATATTAGTTCTAGGAATACTTACTTTAATATCTTTAGTTAAAGCATTAATAGTTCCTCTTAATTTTTCTGCTGTTGCAAAATTTTGAGTTTTAACTGGATCTATAAAATTTTGAATTACTGTATTAAAATTTTTTTCTTCAGGTTGTAATTTAAGTGTATATTTTTTAGAAACATTATCCCACTCTGTTAAAAACTTTTTAGTAAAATCAGTTTGTTTAATTAAATTTGATCTATAGTTAGACTTAGCTATTAATTCTGCAATTTTAAATGCATCACTACCAGTATCTAAAGCGGATATTTTAGATACATCTACACCTGTAATATCCGATATAACTTTTTTTTGAATATTTAAACTTATATCTTCAGCTTTTATTGCAGCTTGATTTAATTCTTTAGATACTAAAGGTTGATCAGCACCGGCCATTCCTCTACCTTTAGGAGCTTCTTTTACAATAGTTTCTAAATTAGTAATTCTATTTCCTTCTAAATTTTGAGCAAAAGTTTTATTTACAAATATTTTAGCTTCATCGTCAGTCATTCCCGCACCACCTTGATCTAGTGGTTTAGTAAGTTGTTCTCTAGCTCTTTCAACAAATTGATCACTTGATTCATCTTTACTTAAACCTTTTTTATAAGCATCTACAAAATCACCAATAATTTTTCTACTCATATTGCCTTGAGATATGCCAACTGTAGCTCCTGCTGTCCTAATTGATCTATTAATTAAATTAGCAATAGGAAATAAAACTCTCGTTGCTCCACCAGTAATAGCTGCAGACCTTCCAGCTTCAAAAATCATACCTCCAGGTTTGATACTTAATGGATCCATATTTTTATTTTGATTAAAATATAATTGTCCCATTAATAATCTTGTGTATTCTGTAGCAAATTGAGTACCCGCTGCTCCAAGAGCCACAGCGTTAGGTCCTCCTGGTGCCATTACAGCACCTACTGTTGCATCAGCAATTAATTGCACAACTTGTGGAGTATAACCTACTATATCTTTAGCCCATTCTCCAGGTTCATTAAATAATTTTACTTTTTCGTCTCCACCTAATTCTTTAGGTACTTTATAAACTAATCTTTTCTTACCATCTGCAAATTCTTCATTATTAACATATATTCTAGGACCTTTATAATTTAGACCAGTATACAATTCTCTTTTATCTTTAGGTAAAGTAAAAACAATAGCGTCATGCGCAGCTTGATTAATTGTATCTTGATTTTGAAATGCAAAAGAAAATGAAAGACGAGCTTCACCAGGTGCTCCTATTTTTGGATCTACTCCTCTTAATTTATAAACATCGTCATCATCTAAAAATTCTTTAATACTATTGTAGTTATCTTTTACATTAGTAAAATTTAAAGTCTTTGCTAGATCAGCATCTTTTTCTGATGTATTTAAAATAATTTTATTTAATGAATCATTCATTAAATTTAAATCACGTCCACCTGATTCTATAAATCTTTTATCAGCATTTTTTCTTTCTCCAAAAGAAGTAACAATAGTATCTATAACTGTAGGATCTATTCCTGATTCTAATAACTGTTTAGCATCATCATAAGTTTTATATTCAGAATTAGGATATCTATCAAAAAATTCTAAAGTTTTAAAAATATTTTCTTCTGATAAATTAGCTGGTCTTTTTCCCTCAATAGTTTTTGTTTCTTCTTGAGCTTGTAAAATATTTTCTGCAACTGTTGCCATTAGTCATTTAAATTTAAATTTTTTTTAAGTTCATCTGCGTCAATTAAAAATTGATCTGGATTAGCTTCTATTATAACTCCAGTTCCTTGATTAGTAACAGAAGTATTAGGAGTTGTATCTCCATCTCCAGAAATTCCAGTTACACCTACGTTTTTATATTTATCAAAACCACCCATTTGTAATGATACAGTTGCTTCTGCTAAAGCTAGTGGAGAGAAAAAAGGTTTCCCATCTGTATACTTATCATAGTCAGGTTCAAATCCTAATTTTTTAGCTTCATCAACTATCTGGTCTGATGTAAATTGTGTACTAGATAACAATTCATTTCTAAAGTCAGTGCTTCCTTTAGTAGACCAAGCTTTATCATAACTTTCACCTGTTCTAAAACCTTTACCACTTCTATAAGTATCAATGTAATCATATTTACTTTTACCTAATAAAGCTAAAGCTCCTTGAGTTCTTAATGAATAAGTTAATACTTTAGCGGTATCAGTAGGGCCAGGAAGTGTTTCTCTTTTAATTACAATGTCTTTATCAGATACAGGTACTAATTGAGAAATATCTCCTAATACAATTTCATTAGTAAATTTACTTAAATTTTTAACAAACGAAGCTTCGTCTTGCATATTTGTAAAAAAATCTTTTCCATATTTAGAAGTAATAGATGATGGTAAAATTTCAGCTACGTTTTGAACAATTACTGGAAGTTGTGATCTTAATTGACCTACTGGTAAACTTCCTTTATCTGTAATAAAATTATTATATATTTTAGCCATCTGTTGATAACTTTGATAATTTTTTCCACCTTTAGCTAAGTCTTTATTTTGATCATATAAATTTTCATATCTTTTAGTTTCACTAGGACTTTCTTTATCCATTTCAAATTGTAATTTTAAAACATCTAATTGATTTTTAAGATCAGCAGTTTTTGATTTAGCTTCAACATTTGCTTTAGCTAATTCTTCAGCTTTAACTCTTTGTACTCCAGTTTTTAATCCACCAGCTATTTGACCAAATGGCGATTGTGCTTGATTAATTGGTGCTATTCTAGATGCTCTATCAATTGTATCTAGACCAGCATAAAATAAAGCTCTTTTTCCAGGATCTTCCATTACTTTTTCTATATTAGTTTCTAGTTTTTCAGATAAATTAGAAAAAGCTTTACCAGCACTTTGAATTAAATTCATTTTTTTTGTGCCAGTTTCTTCCATAAATTGTTTTCTTTCTTCATCAGATAAGGATTTAAAAGTATCTTTATCAGATAAAGGAGATGTTTTTTCTTGAACTAATCCAATATTAGATAAGACTTTAGCTTGTTGATCTTCGTCTAATTGAGAAAATTGTTTAGCTAAAGCTGAGCCAACATTATCTATTTCAATTTTATCTGTTTCTTTCTCAGCCATAGTAACTCCTAGTTAAGTTGTTTAAACTCTACATCAACTTTAGAGTAATCAACCATTAAGTAACCATAATCACCAACAATAGAAGCTTCTGGTACTTCATCAGCCATAACTCCTTGATAGATTTTATCATCACCTTTATATTTGAAACTATAAATATTAATTCCATTTGGAGATTGTCCAATTAAATTAATATCTTCTTTTAATCTTCTATCAGAAAAGAAAGGTGCTAAAGCTCCTGCTGCACCTGCAATTTGACCAAAGACACTAGGTCCTGCAACTGGTGTTCCAACAAATCCTGATCTTTCTTCTCCATAAGTTCTAATAGGAGCACCTGATAATGCACCAATAATTTGTCTTACTTGTTCAGTTGGATATTCTCTTTCTTCAATAAAATCTCTGTAAGATTCAGCAAGTCCCGCTTGTTCTATTCCTCTTTCAGTTGCGCCAGCTCCAGCAAGTCCTGTAACAGCACCAGCTAATCCTTGTAATTGTGCCTGAGCAGCACCTAGTTGAGCAGCACGATCAGCAGCAAATCTTTGTGCTCCTGATTCAAAACCAGCTTGTCTTAATCTAGATGATACATCTCCTACTTGTTCTATAAATCTTTCTGTACCTAAAGCTCTTTCGACACCTTCTCTAGCTCCACCAAAAGCTCCTGCACCAATTGCTCTTGCTCCTAATGCTCGTTGAGCCATTCCATATTGTTCTCCTAAATCTGATAATGTTCCTTTTATAACCTGTTCTTGATAAGGATTCATATATTGCGATGCTGTTGCAGCATCAAAAGTTTGTGCACCAATTGCACCTAATTGTCCAGCTTGAGGTAAAATTTGTTGTGATAAAACATTAGCTGCTTGTTGTTCATATCCAGATAATGGAGCTATACGTTGACCAGTAAAAGCTTCATAAGGACGTGATCCAACTGATTCAGCTCGTCTTAAAGTACGTTCTTGAATTTCTTTAAAGTAAGCTGGAATATCATAACTCGTAGTTGATTGCTGAGGTGCTTGAACTATTGTTGTTGATGGTTTAAAAAGACTACCCATTGATTATATATGTTCCTCCAATATTTTTATATCCTAATTTGATAAAAGCGTTATGTTTTCTTTCAACGTCTTTACCTTGAGTTATTTCGCATAAAGCAGTTAATTTTTTACTTAATGCGTATTCTTTAAAAACTATCATTATAGCTCTAAAGATATGAAAATTACGATATTTAGGATTCACATGTAACCATAGACTTCTAAGAAATCTTTTATCGCTATACCATGTTTCATCTATAGCGGCTGCCATAGTTCCTACAATAACATTTTCATATTCTACTACTATAACAAAACTATTTCTAATGTAAAATATAATATGATCAAGTAATTTCTTGTTATTTACGTTTCCAAAGTTATATGGTGATTCTGGAAGCCAGGTCTTTAAAAGCTCTCGAATACGTACAGCATCGTCTATTCTAGCTTGTCTAATTCTATATTTATCTTTTTCCATCAGGTCTAATTTGGATTCTTAATGTACCAAATCGCCAATTACTACCTAATTCGTCACTTTCTATTTTAATGGAAGATTGTCTACCTCGTATTCTTGAGTTATAAAAAGCTGTGGTATTTGACACTGTTATAACCTCTCCTGAAGTTTTAGAGCTATTTGGATAATCTCTAGTTTGTAAAGTAATAGTGGCGTTTCCTGTTTGATTTTTAAAGTCGGGTATAACTTTATTAATAAAACTAAATTGTTCTCCATCAGCGATGTCACCATCACCTGATTCTATAAAAGCAGCTAAAGGTTGTCCATCAGCATCAACACCATCTTCGTGTCTATAAATTAAAGAACGACCTGCTGTTAAACCATATATCGTGCTAATTGTATTAGCAGTAGAGTTAGCAATATACTGAGAAGCAATTGGATTAAATTCTACTCCATTATCTAAATATGTGCTTCTATCTAAATTACCAAAATACCAACTATTTTCTATTGTATTATAAATAACATAACGATTAATTTGACTTGAGTTACGTGAGCAGTAGTACCATATTATTTCAGAGAAGTTATGAGTTTGACCCGCATAGACTTGAGCATACTGAGTTTGCTCTATATCATCAAATACATAATTAAGTATAGGACAAGGTATTTCTTGAACTGATCCTGCGTAGCGAAAGAATGTACCATCAGACATCCAATAGGCTATATCATCTGTAACATACACAGCATTCATACCTACTGCTCCACAATCACTTCCGAGCTGACGAAATCCAAATATAAAAGGAGGTCCTACAAAAGACATTGAGTGTAGAGTTGTATCAGTCCATACTAAAATAGTTCCTTTAGCAGGTTTAGCTGCTCTAATTTCAGAGCCTCCTGCGATACGTTGTGATCCCGCTGAATTAGTTGCATTAGGAGTCCATGAATTAAGATTTTCTTGATCTGACCAACGTATAAATAATTTATCTTGAGTTGCCGTGTTTCCTATTTCAACTTCTGTTCCCATACAAACTAAGTGTCTTGTATCATTAGACACGACTGATAACGTAGAAGTAGTAGGACAATTGGCTATAATCGTAGCTCTATCTTCAAATGTTCCTGAAGTATCATATATATAACTTGCGCCATCTTTTTGAGTTAATATTAAATCTTCTCCATAATTATTTAAAGACCACTGTCTCATATTTAATGTAACTTGTGGAGTTGTACGAGCAGTATTCCAAGTTCCTTGATTATAAAATCCAGCACTCCAACCATATCCAAAAGTTTGAAGACTTGGACCTATATTAATTTGATATTCAATATCCGCATTTGCTGTAGTCGTTGCATTAGCATTGGCAGTTCCTGAAGAAAGAATAGTATAAGCATTTGCATTTACAACAGATTGTATTTCAAATTCACCTTCTAATTCTGTAGATAAAATACCTCCTACATTAGCAGAAACATTTGAGAGAGTAATAAAAGAACCATTATTAGCTCCATGATCAATTTCATTAACTGTTACAATAGAGCTACCATTCTCAGTGCTAAATACATTAGATACTACATTAGAACTACGAATAGGAGTAATATCAACACCTTCTCCACCTTGATAAACATATACTTTACGATCTGTTCCTAACGATTGATAACGTGCTCCATTTAATGAAAACCATGATGCTAAAGCTCTACCCACTCCTACGAAATAAATTTGACTAAACTTAGTCCATCCACCTATTTTTTCAGGAAGCCCTTTACGAAATCTTACTTTATCGCAATTCGTCCATCGACCCTCTGCACCTGTCTCTGTATTTTCGGTGTCAATTCCAGGTTGAAATGTAAGTTGTGTTAATGGCATAATATAAGTATTCTACCACCTTTTCCTAAAAATGCTAGAGTCTAATTATTGTCCTAATTCAGCTTCTTTTGCAGTTTTAAATGCAGCATAAGCATCTTTGACTTCTTGTGTCCAAGCTGCGTTGCAAATGTTTTGTATTTCTTGGGGTTCATTAGTTATATCTGAATCTGGCATTAAAATGTGTCTGTGTCTTGTTTGAGATATTACTTTTCCATCTTCTTTAACAAGAGTATCCATAGCAACTTGCACAGCTTTATATGTTCCTACCACTTCTACTTTTCCGATTGCTGTTTCTTTAGTTATTGCCATAGTTTGTTTCCTTATTATTAAGCTGTTTGATAAGTTATTGTTACATCTATATTATTATAATAACTATTACTTCCTGAAGTCAACTGACTAGTTTGAGCTGGTAATAAATTAATTGCGTTAGATGCTTGATAATATAGAGCAACACTTGAACTACCTTGATCAACTACTGCACGTAAATCTATATCTGATGACCATCGGTAAATTCTACCTATTGTACCACTATAATTCTTTTGCACATCTCCACTAAGAGAAGCAAATGGCAGACCAGATATTGTAAGATTAGCTCCACTTGTAAGAGAAACTGTATCTGTAAATAATGTTATCCAACAAGTAACTTTATTACCAATTTTTGTATAATTTCCAATTTGTTTAGCATAAGTAGCAGAAAATCCACCACCTGCACTATACGCAGGTGTAAAAGTTCCTTCTTCGTAA